CAGGTGACAGTCTATCATTCTACATGGATCATCAGTACAATGAGCTTGATGCGTCAACAGCTGTTGAACAACAGAACATTGAACGTCACATTAGAGCTGCAGGAGTTGATGTCATTGGAGCCTCTCCTGCAGTTGTACCACTTGACTTCTATGTTGAGATCCCGGCTGTCGTTGAGGATGGCGAGTATGTTCCAGACATCCGTGCCATCCCAATCATTAGTGAGGGCAGTACCTTTTCATCTGATAGTGGTGTCACATTCACACTGATGACTCCTGTAGCATTTGTTGATGATGATAATGAGTTGTTGTCGACAGTTGATCAGCGTATCGGGACTAGGACATCTACGGGTGTCGTCACCACTTTCATCTTGAAAGCACAATCAACAAGTTGTGTGTCAGGTACTGAGACAACAGAGACGTTCTCAATTGGAAGCACATTCATCCCATTCAGAAAGATCGTGCTCACAAATCCGCATGTCTCAGACATTGTGTCAGTGACAGACAGCGATGGAAACATCTACTATCAAGTTGATGCACTCGCATCAGATGTTGTGTATCAGAACGTTGCAAACGGTGCGAATGATCATGAAGAAGTACCTGAGCTCATCAAGATAATCCCTGCACCGTACAGGTTCACTGCACAAGCAAACATCACCACTCGTCGAGTTGAACTCACTTTTGGTGGTGGTTCTTCAACATCACTAGAGGATGATGTACTACCTGATCCAACCGACTTCGCAATTAGCTTACCATATAAGAAGACCTTCACTCGTACTGCACTCAATCCTCAATCACTATTGACAACAAAGACATTAGGAGTTGCTGCAACAGGAGTATCTCTAACAGTTGTGTATAGACACGGTGGTGGCTTGGACCACAATGTACCTGCAAATTCAATCAGGACCGTGCAGACACTCAATATGCAATTTCCGCATAATCCAACTCCCGCAGTTGCATCAGTTGTGCGAAAGCGTTTGACTGTGTCCAATCCTCTTCCTGCCCGTGGCGGAGATGATGCTCCGACGATTGTTGAGTTGAAGAACCTCATCCCAGCTGCAAAGAGTGCTCAGAAACGAATCGTATCAAAGCCGGATCTACTAGCTCGTCTGTACAACATGCCAACAAACTTTGGCCGGATCTTTCGAGCAGGCATCAGGCAGAATCCAGATAATTCACTTGCAATCCAACTCTTCATTGTCTCTCGCAACATTGATGGTCAATTGACATATGCAACTGACACATTGAAGCAGAACATTGTGAAGTACATCTCACCATATAGGATGATCAATGATGCCATTGACATACTTGATGCAAAGATCATAAATGTGAGAGTCTTGTTTGACATTGTTGTGAATCCTGTGTTGAACAAACACGTTGTCCTCCAGAATGTGTTGAACAAGTTGAAAGATCACTTCAACATCAAGAATTTTCACATTGATCAACCGATCAACATCACAGAAGTTCGAAACATCATAGAACGTGTGAACGGTGTGTTGTCTGTGAATGACCTGAAATTTGAAGCAATCACAGAGGATTCCGGCACATTTTCATATAGTCGTGAAAGTCATGACATCACTTCAAACACCAGCAAGGGATTCATCTTCCCACCACAAGGTGGCATCTTTGAGGTGAAGTATCCAAATGTTGACATGATCGGTAGGGCATCATAATGTACAAGATCATTCGTGCGAGCAAAGATGCATACATCACAAACAAGGTGATCAAGGGGCAAGAGGTCACTGATGCAAACACTGGCATGGCAGGAACTCTTGATGTCTTCAAACTTCTAACAACTCAGCCCAATGGCACAACAAGTACGGAGTTGTCGCGATGTTTGATCCAGTTTGATCTAGATGATGTAAGAGACCTCATCACAGCTGGAAAGATAAACACAACAGACCCGTCATTCAGCGCGAGGTTGAAACTTTTTGATGTGTACGGCGGGCAGACTACACCACGGAACTTTACTCTCGTTGTCCATCCACTATCACAGTCATTTGATGAAGGTGTAGGACGAGATGTTGCGTACTACTCTGATGTAGATGTATGCAATTTCTACACAGCCTCTTCACCGTCTACGTTGTGGAACATAGAGGGGTGCGGATTAGGAGGTGTCAGTACATCAGTATGTGACTACATAGAGGAACTTCCAGACAATACACAACTGGGTGCTGAGCAACTGTTTGTCACTGGTGAAGAGAACCTCGTTGTTGATGTTACTCACGCAATCAGTGCAACACTCAACGATCAAATACCCGATCATGGGTTTCGCATCGCTCTTGATGCGTCACATGAGATTGACACACGATCATACTTTGTCAAGCGTTTCTGCACCCGTCATGCATATGACCACACAAAACACCCGCAGTTGATCATCACATTTGATGACAGTATCATAGATGACTCAACAATCGCGGAACTTGACAATGAAGCAAAGTTCGTGCTCTACAATTACTCTCGAGGATCTTTGAGCAACATCACTCTTGGTGATGTTGCTGTCACGGGCAGCAACTGTATCTCGTTGTCACTCAGAACTCCAATCTCTGGTGGATACTACACAGAGACATTCACAGGATCTCAGCATCAGCTTGGTGACTTTGTGACAGGTGTGTATGAGTGTGATGTCCTTGTTTCATCTACGACTCCTGAGGTGGCTGCACATGTTGCGCTAACTGGTTCTGTTGACTTCACACCAATCTGGCACTCTCTTGATGAAGCAACAACATTCTCTACAGGAGATGTTGTAACGTTCAAGACAGCAACAAGGACTTCTACAAGGAGTGACTTGAACTCATTCGTAGTGACTGTGACGGGTCTTCGAGCGTGTCATGACACAAATGACACGCAACGAGTGCGAGTCAACATCTTTGACTATGAAGCGCCCAATGTAACGCTTCCTCGGAGAGTTCCCTTCGTACTCCCAACATTTGTGTTTCATGATGTTCACTACTCTGTTAGGGATGCTCACTCAGGTGATGTAGTTATTCCCTATGATACAACATATAACTCAACGAGACTGTCAGCTGATGGTTCTGGGATGTTCTTTGACCTTGACATGTCGAACTTTACTTCGGGAAGAAGTTACATTGTGGACATCTTGATCGTCACGAATGACACCAGCGCAGAGCACAAAAGTGCCTCACAAGCATTCAAGGTTGATGACCTACGTTAAAGTCTAGTTAGCTGTAGCTACAATGCTAGTTGGACACTCACAGATACCGTCATTCATTCGTTCTGCGCTTGCTAACACGCGAGCAGTGACACTGACGCTTGACAAGATTGGTGTAAACAACACTCCAAACTCTGGATCATTCATGTATGATCCGATCAACTCACCTCTCAAGAACACGCAGCAACTAAATGTAGACTGGTCTCAGTTTGAGAACCACACATTCTACATGAATGCAGAGGCAAAGGTGAACCTTGCATTCAACACGATCATCAATGGGTTTCCGTTTGATGGTACTCGACAAGATCTCGAAGCATTCATTGAGAAGTTGGGCGGCTTTGAGAGATGGGTATTGACTTCGTTTCCCAAGTACCGTGGTGCGTTGCACTTATCGGGAAGTTGGATCGTTGTCAATGATCAAGAAGGGGGTATGTTTAGCAGCATTGCTCAGAAGTCTTCGGGCATGTCTGTCATCTCTCCAGAAGGCTCTTCTTTCTCGATAGAGATGCAGCTGTTCACACCCAATGAAACAAACGATGTATCTGTCATCACACAGAAACATGAAGAGTCAACAAACATCGGATTCACAGCATTCATCAGCTCGAGCGCAACATCAACAGCAGATGTCACATTCTCTGTGTACTCGGGTTCTCTTCACACAACTGTGACAACGCAGATTGACAAGGGAGTGTACAATCACATACTATTCTCATTCAACAGAGAACAAGTTGATGCAGAGGGTACAGCAGCTGTTAGAGTGAACTCAAGAGAAGAAGTACAGGCAATATCAAGCCTAAAGCTTGGAGACCTTCACATTGGTACATCACAGTTCATGATAGGAAGTGGGTCAAGCTATTCACTCGGTACATCGATTGTGACTCCAGTCACAACACTCAGTGGTACACTTGATGAACTCCGAGTCTTTCACTCAACACGAACACCACAACAGTTCAACAAGTATGCACGCCGAGCTCTCAATGTAGATGACAGCGTGAAGCTCTACTACAAGTTCAATGAACCCGCGCCTGTCATCATTGGTGATGCAGATGATCCGATGAACGCGATCACTCTAGATAGCTCTGGAAACGGTTTGCATGCACTGGTAGAGAACTTTACATCACAGTCACGGGTGGACGTGAGTGAGGATGGGGCCAACCCAATGACACTCGAGAATGAGTTGTTCTGTCCCATCCTCTTCCCAGCCCACGCAGATGTTGTTGCTCTCAACGCTTCATTGATCTTATCAGCATCCCTCTATGATGAAGCGAATCCAAACCTCATCACAAGGTTGGTCCCTCATCACTACCTCATTGATGGTGCTGATAACGAGGGGAAAGTGGAAGAACTTGACTTCTCAAACTCGATCCCAGGTCTCCCTGGACAAGGTTCTCCGGGAAGTCCTCAGATGATGGTGTCGCTCTTGTACATCTACGCTCTTGCGTTTGATGAACTCAAACTATTCATAGATAACATTCGAAATGTTAGGTATGTGAACTACGATGATGATGAGACAGCACATGATGCAATGCTCATGGACATTGCACGATCCTATGGGATAGACATTGCTCCGTTGTTCAATGACGCAAACATAGATCAATACATCCACGGTAATGACATAGATGATGAGTACAGCACTGCAGATAAGAGCCTGAAGTCAGTGCAGTGCGCGTTGATGCGAAGAGTCTTGACAAACATCAATGATATCATCCAGTCAAAGGGTACTCTAGCAAGTGTGAAGACATTCTTGATGTCACTTGGTATAGACCCAAATAACTCGCTTCGATTGAGAGAATTTGGTGGACCATCAAGGAGAAACATCACAGGGTTTCGTGAGACCACACGTATTGTGACTCCCTTCATTGACATGTCATCAAGCATAACGACTCTAACATCACATGAATTGTCCGCAAGTGCGTTGGGTGAACCTGGTTGGCCAGAACCGCCATCCTCGGGAACAGTGTTGTTGACATCAGGATCTTGGACATGTGAGGGATTGTACAAGTTCACACCTGGACGTTCTGCATCACCACAGAGTTTGTGTCACTTCTCAATTGATGGGTTCGCACCACCCTCAAATGGTCCAAATAAGTGGTTGAATGTGGTTGCTGTCTCGGGTAGTACATCACAAGAGTTGCACCTCTATGTCAACAGTGAGTTTCCAAATGCAACACCAACTCCGTTCCTT